GGTTAAGGCCGTAGTGGGCGTGTGCTTCTTTCACGCCTTCAATGGCATTGGTCAGCACATCGGCAAACTCTGCGCGGTTGACCGCCAGCTTGCGCTCGTCCTTGCCATCATCCCAGGTGCGCGGCTGGTATACATCCAGGCGGCTCAAACCTTGCCGGATGACAGCCTCAATGGTGTGGCCGTCAATCAAATGCAGGTTGGCGCAGTCCTGTACGACACGACCTGCCAGCATGTTGGCATTGTCATCTTTATATAGGTTTACAGTAGCTTTGGCGGCATCTGTGTCGCCTACTTGGTCGCCTTTTATGACCGCCCAGGCTTGGGACACCTTGGGACGGATCACGCACTTTTCAAACAATGTCCGGCAGATTGGACGCGATGCCGGATTGCTGTGATGAAAATAGTGCTTGTCAGCAGCCCATTTTATGCTGGGTGGTAGCGACATAAAAAAACCTCAACAGAAATAGCTTCCTGCCAAGGTTTAATATTCTTTACTTATTCCGTCAATATACTTTTATTATTTAGTACTTAAAATTACTTATTAGAACCCAACATTTTTTCCCGATAGCTCGTCACATCATAATCAACCCACTGCATTTCGCGCAGTTCTGGGCGTATTATCATTGTGACAATCGGACAGCCCCATTCAAGTTCAAGGTTTGTGTGCGTGCCGAAATGGTTGCTTTCGACTGAAAAGCGGTTTCTTCCAGTTTGGTAAACGACACCGTAGATCAGATGTTGGCTCCTTGTTTTCACGATGCTGTAATGGCCAAGACATTCCTTGTCCACCACCCCACGCTGCATCGGATCAATGTTGACAATGTCAAGGTTGCCGTTCATCCAAGCTGATGGATGTTCAATATCATCTGTCATGTTCCAGTAAACGCACATTGTGTCGTGCATATAATAATCGTGCATATATATTGCTTTGTTTTGATAGGGTGCCATGCGCTCCATGTGACCACCGGAGTGACCCATCACTAATGTTGGATTTTTCCCATTGTTTGAGTTGATCAGGTGCGGCGCTATTTTTTTTGCCTTTTCACCACACTCGTCGTCCCAAGGGAAAACGCAGGCCAGCACCGGGATGGGTGGGGCGCTAAAAAATATCTGCTGCGGTGAGCAGTTGAGGATTTTTGCATATTCTTCAGCGTCGCCTAATGAAATGCCAATGTCGCCGGATTTATGGCGTGACAAGGTGGCAGGCTGGATGCCCTTGAGTTCGGCAACCATGTTATTTTTCAGGCCGCTGCGCCTGATCATCTTGTCCAAGTTGTTTGGTGCCACTGGCCCACAGTCCATTGCTGAATAACTGTTCATGATATCACCTTGTCGCTTTCAGTCAAACGTCTGATACAGGTAAGCCTATTGTCTTAATAGGTCAAGTCATATAACGTCAGTACAAATATTTGGTACGGGTGACGTGATGCAACTAAACGAATATCGTGAGAGTAAGGGCTGGTCGTACAGCGAGTTGGCAAGGCTTGTGGGGGCTGCACACGCGACTGTAGTGCGCCGCTGGTGCCTACCTGTGGGCCATGAACAGCGCTTGATACCCAAGGCCAGCAACATGCGTAAGATCGTGCAGTTAAGTGCTGGCGAGGTGACGCCCAACGACTTTTATGCTGATGACTGAAGATGAACTGCAAGAATATGTGGTTCATTGGCTCCAGGTGGCCCTGCCGCTGGGCAGCGTGTGGCATCACTCGCCCAACGAGGGCAAGCGCCACGTTAGCTATAAGATACGGCTGAAGAAGCTGGGCATGCAGGCAGGCTGGCCTGATCTGGAAATCTTTGTGCCTGAAACTGGTTGGCGTGATCCGGCTGACAAAGGGCCGATCATGATTGAGTTGAAGCGCCCCAAGGGTGGCAGCTTGTCAGCTAATCAGAAAGACATACAAGAGCGCCTGAAATGCTGCGGTGTGTATTGCGTTACAGCAAAGCGCCTGGGGCATGTAGAGGCGTATCTGAAGCCGTTGCTGCATCTGCGTGGCACCAGCCAGGCCAACATCATCAGACAGATGTGCGAGGCAGAAGGTGGCTAGTGGTCCGATTGACATGCCGCGGATGGTGCGCGTCATGCGCCACCCTGGGCTGTGGGAGGAGTTGATGGAGTGTCAGCAGTGCATGGGCCAAGGCGTCTGCGAGATTGAATATGCGGTGCCTGACTATCGAACTGGCAGCGGGTTCATAGATACGCGGCACGGCGAATGCCCAGTATGCGAGGGCCGTGGCTATGTTGAGGCTGATGATCATGACCCGCACTGAAGCCCTGGCAGATGCAGATCGTGAGATCAGCCGCCTGATCCAAGACGGGCGCGGTCTTTTCTATATTGCAGAATTGTATGGCGTGCCTGTCAGGCGTCACAGCAGTCGCTGGTTTGACAGCATAGACGGCAATCATTTGGCGTTGCCTGCATGGCTACAGGGCCAGCCAGGGACGCTCACACTGGGCTATCTGCAAGCGCAGCTAGCCGATCAATTACAGGGAGAACGAAATGATGATGTACGACAGGGGACAGTGCTGTGTCTGCGAAAAACCGGCTGACGCAATTTTCGAAAGACTTTACTGCGCTGGCTGCGCGCTCAAAAGACAGACCCGCGACTACGTCGGACACGGACACCCCTATAGGGGTGTGTCCATGTCCGTCCGTAATGGTCGTGAAGAAATGTCTGACCTAAATCAGGACAACCGCGGATGATTGAGCAAGGTGATGGCACGTTTGCCAAGCGTGAGGCGCTGGGCCAGTGCGTGCGGTGCGCTGTAGCGATCAGCGAATCGGAGTGCAAGATCTGTGGTTTGGAGTCGGCGCGAAGCCGTCCGCGACAGCTAGCTTATGTTACTAAGCTAAGCCATGACGCTATGCCAGAAGGCTATCCAATACATGAATTAAAAAGTGAAAACAAAAAAGGCCATGCTTGAAAAGCATAGCCCTGCGCTAAGAGATGATTTTAACAATGCCCGAAAATCCGTCAAGCACAAAATTGCAAGTTGAACAGATACAACGACTTATAAGCCAATCTGTAAAACACACAAATTTCGATTACAGGTGTGTTGCCACCAAATTCAAGGCAGATAGGTGGGCAGTCAGGCAGGACAAGGTGTGGCGTCGATGCAGGCAAGACTGGTCTGTTGAGGCGTTCAAGGAAGCAAGGCAGCGGTACTGGCGCATGAACCAGTTTCAACAGCGGCAGTTCATTGAACAGATGGAGAAGGCGCATGAGCGACGTTAACCGGCTGCATGATCTGTTCCTAACAGCAGCCGAAACGGACAGGCGCATGCCGCCAGCCATGCGGAGACAGAAGCTGTCATCATGGCCAGACTATCCGCTGGACTGGCATGGCTATGGCTGGACACAGGAAGGCGAGACAATACTGAAGCCTACAAGCAGACAGATCACAGATTATGACAGGGCCATGCAGCTAACGATTCTGATGCCGGAGGATGACCGCAAGCTGGTCTGGGCTGTCGCGCACAGCGCTGCATTCAAGGCCAGAGGTGATTTCCGCGACCAGCTTGTTGAGAATTTCTGTGTCACTAAGGTGCATTGGTTGTCTCCTGTTGTTAAATTACCTTTCACAGCTAATATCCTATATTTGACTTTAAAAGTCAAGTATATTAATGCAGAAGATCAAAAAATATCAGCAAGGGTGTTGTCAACGGCACGAAATCTGGTATCGTTTCGATATGCTGGCGCAAGATATGGTTGCAGGGTGCAACCTGACGCAACCAGCGCAACCAATCAGGACATGAAATGCGGAAGTATCAGCCGTCACAAGTTGACTGGCCTGCTATTAGAGCCCGTATAGAAGCCGGTGAGGGCTTCACAAGCGTGGCCAAAGACTATGAGGTCACGAGGCAGGCTATACAAAAGCGCTGCAAGCGTGAGGAATGGCTGAAGGGCAAGACACGCACGATTGCTGTGCGCCGTGAGTTGCACAAGCGCAACCTGATGCTGGCAAATGCAACTCCGCAACCTGACGGGCAACCGCAACTGGTTGCAGGGGCGCAACCAAAGGCAGCTTTGATCGATAAGAATGACAAGCGCGGCGTAATCCTTGAGATGCTTAACGAAGGCGTGCCAAAGGTTCACGCGGCGCGTGTAGCGGGTGTGCATGAGAACACGCTGACACGCTGGCTGAATGAGGACGCTGAATTTAGTGACGCGGTACGCGCAGCAGAAAGCGCTGCTGTCGCTTTCAGGGTGCGCCGGATCGGAAAAGCCGGTGAAAAGGACTGGCGGGCCGACAGTTGGTATCTAGAACGCGCTCACAGGGCTGAGTTTGGCTCTGACAGCCAAAGAGGTGGTGGTGTGGCCGTCCAGATCAACATCGAGCGTGGCGGCGATACAGAGGTGATTGACGTAACACCTGGCAGCTAAACGTGACCAGACCGTGACCAGCGTATGTGGCTGCTGCCGCAAAGCGTTGTGGGCCTTGGATTGCAGCGCTGTGCGTTACCGCCTTGAACAGGCGGCACAGATTCTGACGGCCCCCGTGGCATGCCCCCAGGCCAGCCGTCGCGCGACGACGAAGGCGTTATACAAGCACGCCCGCTTCTACAAAATCACAGGATTTCAGGTTGCATGGCAGAACAGCCACAAGGATTCGCGCGGCGCATGATGGCGCAGAAGTTGATGGCTGACGCGCGTGCTACGCCTAACAGCGACAGTCCGTCCTTTTTCGGGCGCATCAGGCCATCAGTGCAGGACATGGCTGATCCCACGCGGTTCAGCGACATGGCTGGTCCTGCGTACACGACTGGCGCTACGGCCAGCTTGTTTGCGCCGGGTGCTGGCGTTGTTGATATCTTTGGCGGTGCGCCTGATCCCATGCAGCCGGGTCAGATG